GCGCCACAAATAGAAGCTCCTAAAGAAGCACCGACTCTCTCGATACCTGAACAACGTCAATCAATACAGGATAATATTAAAGGTCTTCGCTCGTCGCTTAACGCTCTTCAAAAAGGTAGTCCTGAACACGACCAGATTCTTAAGCAGATTACCGACGAAGGCACTAAGTTGGGCCAGTTACGCGGACCAAGTGGCCCTAGTGTTCCTCAAATCGAAGCGTCAAAAGAATTACCGCCTGTCGAAATTAAAAGTTACAGCCCGACGGGTCTATACAGCAGAGCGGAAGAAGTTGCTCGTCGCTTGAAACAGCCTGATACACCAGAAAACGTTATTAAAGCTATTAAAAATGCTAGTGGAGTTAAAGATGCCGAGTTAATTGATTCTAGAGTAATTACCGAAAGTGGCGCTCCGCACCCCGATTTCGTAGAGTATATATCGTCCGGTCCTACGGGGCGAGCGACGCCTAGTGCAGTTGGCGATTATATTGCTGAAAATTCGCCAAACCTTAGAAAATATTCTATTCCTGAAGGTGAAAGTCATTATGGCGATTATACTGAATTAAGAGAACACCCTGAAGGCGCTACTAACTATCGCGAATTGTTGTTTTATAATGACGAAAACGATAGGTACCCCCAGTATAGTGGCGGTCACTGGGGTGATGTGAAGCCTGGAACATCAATGCATTCTCGTGTAACTGATACGCCCGATTCTTTATTTGTACACGAAATGCAGTCTGACCAAGCACAACAAGGTAGAAAATATGGGTTTGGAGACGTACGCAATGACCCTGAATTAGTACAAAAACGTATTGATGCTAAACAAGTGCTAGACAACAACACTAAACTGATTAGTGACTTAGAAGCAGAATTAAAAAATGCTATATCTACAGGGTTTAATAAAGACACTGGTTATTATACACCAGAAGCTGAAAAAATAATTGATGATCTTGATCAGCGTTTAACACAGGCTAAGTGGGATGATCGGCGTTACAATGCTATATATATAACGGCGGAAAGGAATGAGAGGTTTGGTTCTGCTTCTACTGTTGTACCTCCTTCCCCTCATGTACAAGAGACAGGTGCATGGACTCGCGCAATGGCAAAAGAGCTTTTAGTAGAAGCCGTAGAGTCTGGTAAAAATAAAATTGAAATAACGGGGGCTAATGTTCAAAACATGCGTTCTAATAGAATAGACGTATTGCCAGAAGATTATGTTGATCACACGCAGTATTATAATAATGTCGTGCCGTCTGAATTTAAAAACGTTCTTAAAGCAATTGACCCTGAAGCGGACGTAAGTGAGTTGGTTAAATTGCGTAAAGTTCAACCGTCTATGATTGAGCTGGAATTTGATCCTGGTTTGATTGCTATAGAGAATGAAATGGAATCTAGTTATGAAGTTATTAGAAATCTTGAAATTGGTCTTAAGCGATTAAAACAAGGTCTTAATGCTGTTGATGGCTCTCCGTATTACCCAAATGCTAATCAATTGTCGCTTGATGAGTCAATACAACTTTATGAAGATAATATAGAAGAGATGGAAGCAACCGCACAGTTATATGCAGAAAGACTTTATGAAATGAAAGGCCCACGTGACCGTATTGAAATTAATCTTACGCCTAAAATGGTAGAAGCTATTAAAGGTAAGAAGCTGACTAAGTACTTTCAAGGTGGTAGAGTAGAATAGACAACGTATAGTTGTGTATGTTGTAATGATAATTGCACGGCGTTTGCTGCTCGCCGCCTAGGAACCGCAGCATTGAAGGATTACTATCATGCACTCAGACCGTAAAGCAATGCGAAAGACCGCTGCCAACAAAGCTAGTCGACTGGCACATGGCGACCCTAAGCAAAAAGTAGATTCGTCTACGTGGACCCCTCCGGAAGCAATGGAACCGCAAGCCCAAACTGGCATGCGTCCTGTTTCTAAGCGTGCATTCAAACGCGGTGGCAAGGTGGTTAGTGCTGAAGGGAACAAAGCCGTACACCATGTTGGGCACAAGCCTCGCAAGTCTAGCGGTCGTGCACCAACTACCCCAGACAGTTTCATCAATCGCAACGTTAAGGAAGCCAACGAAGATCGTGATGGTATCAAGCACGTTGGTGGAATGAAAAAGGGTGGCGTTGCTCGCAAAGCAAATGGTGGCATGCGGTTTGCAGGAAAAGTTCCTTTGCCTCCGATTATGCCTGAGAGCATGAAAGAAGAGCGCGAGTCGAACGCACGTGAAGAAGCTTTGATTCAAAGCATCGCCGCTCGCAAAGCAGCAGAAGCGGCGGCAAAGCGTCGTGAAGACAATGCAGCGGCTTTCGATGCAAATCAGGTCAAAGCTCGTCAGGACGTTTATGGTGTCACTGGTCAGAAGCGCGGCGGTCGTACTCACAAAGCTAGCGACGGTTCATTCGGCGAAGCGTTCAAGGCAGGTCGCGCCGCAATGCTTGAGGGTGGGCCAAAAACGTTTGAATACAAAGGCAAGATGTATTCAACAGATCTTGCCAAGCCAACTCCTGCAGGAGGCTCGCGCAATGTTGGCATGGGCGGCGCAAATGCAGCTCGTGCTGCAGAACAAGTTCGCAAAGCTCAGGAAGATTACCCAAGCGACATGGTTGGGCAAATGGCTGGTAATCGGATCATGAATGGCGGCACAAAAATTGTGCCTGGTGGTGAGTTTGTCAAAAAGCGCGGCGGCAAAGTCAAGTTTGAAGGCTCCGCAAAGGATCAGGCCCAAGACAAGAAGCTCGCGGCCAAGCGCGGCATGACCATGAAGCAGTGGGAAGCGTCAAAGGCTGATGACAAGCACGACAAGCAGGAGTCGATGGCGGGGCTAAAAAAGGGTGGTCGTGCTAAGGCTGATGACGGTGTGATGCATCATGACGATTGTGAATGCAAAATGTGCTGGGGTGGCGCGGCAATGCCTAAGGGTGATCGCATAGCTAAACGTGATGGTGGTCGTACTTCTGATAAGGGCAAGACACGAATCAATATCATGATTAATGCACATCCCAAGAGTGACGCAATACCACCAGCGGGTATGATGCCTCCACCACGTATGGTTCCTCCTATGCCACCAGCGGGTATGATGCCTCCTCCTGGAATGATGCCGCCACGTCCTCCAATGGGTGGTCCAGCGCTTGGTGGAATGCCAATGATGCGTAAACGGGGTGGACGTACATCTTATCCTATTACTACAGGTTCTGGTGGCGGTAATGCTCGTCTTGAGAAAATTGACGAGTATGGTTTGAAGCCGTCAGCATAACTCGCGGTCGCTAGGAACCTCCCACTTGGCGACAAGCTGAGACGGGGTGGTTGGTTACCCTCTAGCCAACCACCCCGATTTAACATTAGAGGGGATCGAGAGAGGGCGATCGTATGCAGACATTCAGTGATAGAATTGAGCTTGAATTTAATAAGCTTATTGATAGAGAAATCGAAGAAGTTAAAGAGGTAATGGCTCATGGTTCTTTAATGAGTTGGGACCAATATAAATATATGTCTGGTAAAGTAGCTGGCTTTAACAGAACATTAGAAATTCTGGACGAAGCAAGGAAAATCGTTCAGGGTATTGAAAACTAGAGGGGGAATATAATATGGCTATTAAGAAAATGTATCATGCTAAAGACCCAAAGATTGTTATTGAAGAGTCAATTGGCTCTTTAGACGAACTTCAGTTGTTTAATAACCAAGTATTGGTTGCTATCTACGTTCGTCCTGAAAAGAGTGCGGGCGGCATTATTTATACGGACAAGGCTCGTGATGAGGACAAATGGCAGGGTAAAGTGGGCCTAGTTGTTAAGGTGGGGCCGTCAGCCTTCGTAGGTGACGACGAGTGGTTTAAGGGTATTAGTGTAGCGGTTGGCGATTGGGTAGTATTTCGTCCTTCTGATGGGTGGCAATTGGAAGTTAATGGCGAACCATGTCGCGTACTAAACGATATTAGCGTGAAGGGTAAAATTCCTGATCCAGACTTCGTGTGGTAAAATCTGTATACTGTATTAGAGGAACTAATCATGTCTGACATGGAAATTGACATCATTGAAAAAGACGACAAGTTGGTGGGTAACACCGATATTGTTATTGAGGAAGTTAAGGCTAGCTCTAGTCAAAATGACAATGGCCTAAAAGTAGAAGATGCTATTTCAGAACTTAAGTCTCGTCTTGAAGAAGAGCAAAGAGCACGTAGAGACGCTGAAAAACGTGCTAGAGAAGCTGAAAGTGCAGTAGTATATGCTAAAAATGAAGTAGATGACACCAATATGCACCTTATAACGGGTGCGATTGATTCTCTAAAGCGTGACGCAAGCATTTTAAAGTCTAATTATAAGTCTGCGTTGGCGTCTGGAAATTACGATCAAGCGGCTGAGATTCAGGAACAAATGAACTCAACGTCTAACAAGATTATGAGACTTGAGGATGGTAAGTCTGAACTTGAGAAAAGACCTAAACAGGAAGTTCGAGAAATGCCTCGAACTCCCGATCCGGTTGAAGAATTTACTTCAAGACTTTCTAATGCATCCGCTGATTGGGTTAGAGCACACCCACAGTGTGTTACAGACCCTAGATTAAACCAAAAAATGATAGGAGCACATTCCATTGCACTTGCTGATGGGTATGTGGTGGATACTCCTGAGTATTTTAGGTTTATTGAAAACACCATGGGGTTTAATAAGGAATCTCCGGAAATGTCGGAACCTACTCAAATGTCTACGGGTGGTCGTCAAGCTGCTCCATCACCTGCCCCAGTGTCTCGTTCAGGTTCGACAAATGGTGCGAGCCGCCCAAATGTAGTTCGGTTAAACGAAGCTGAACGAGAAATGGCAGACATGCTTGGTATGGAATATAAAGACTATGCCAAGAACAAAATCGAATTGCAAAAAGCGGGTAGGCTTTAATAATAGAGGGGATGACGATGACTATTGATAACTTGAAAAGCCCTAAGAAAATGGCTGAAATGATTAGTAAAATGGACTTAAAGGGGACCGTAATGTCTGAACCATCTGTACCTACAGTAGAAAGACCACCACTTCGTCCAGAAATGCGCGATGACCCTTTGGCTCGCGCTCGTGCGCGTGCTGCGGAAATTCGCGAAAATTTGGGTGGTGCTGGTCTTGACGAGGGTGATGATCGCTTTCGTGTTCGTCAAGATACCGTTCCTGAAGGTTGGGTGTATGAGTGGAAACGTAGGACGGTGTTTAATCAGCCCGACCCAGCGTACGAAGTTGAATTAAGCCGCAAGGGGTGGGAGCCAGTTCCTGCGTCGCGTCATCCCGAAATGATGCCAGTTGGTAAGAATTATAATACTATCGAACGCGATGGTATGATTCTTATGGAAAGACCTAGGGAATTGACAGACGAAGCTCGTGATGTTGAACTGCGTAAAGCTCGTGCACAGGTGCGGCAGAAAGAGCAACAGCTCAGCACTGCACCAGATGGTACAATGACCCGCGATCACGCTAAGGTCAGACCTAACATCAACAAGGGCTATGAACCGATTCCGGTTCCAAACGACTAATTTAATCGGTAAGGAACCGATTAGACAAAAAGTTCCTCTCCTCGGTGTGAGAGGTGTAACATTAATCGGTTCCTAAATCGCTCGGTGCGGTGACAGAACCTCCTCTTACAAGGAGAATCCCGTCATGGCAAATACTGCTGCCTATTTCGGTTTCACACAGTATCAGGGTGGTGCAGGTGGCGCTCCGACTTTTGCACAGTCGGCTCGTCGAATCGCTTCTGGTAACACGACACCTATTTACACTGGCGACCCCGTAATGCCTGTTGTTAGCACTGCTAACGGCTACATCACTCAGGGTGCCGCTGGTACAACTCGTCTTGATGGTATCTTTGTCGGTTGCAAATACCTCAACACTTCACTTGGTCGCACAGTTTGGTCGTCTTATTGGCCTGGTTCTGGGGCCACTGGTGACGTAGAAGCCTACGTCATTGATGATCCAAATGCACGGTTCCTTGTTCAGACGAGCTTTGCTGGCGCACCGATGACTGGCACAGCGACCACGATGACTTCGGGCATCATTGGTCAGTACGCACAGTTCACAATCGGTTCAGGCAATACCTCAACAGGTCGTTCAGGTGCATACCTTTCTTCCGTCGGTACAACCGTCACGTTCCCATTCATTGTTGTTGATTATCAGATTAGCGGTAACAACGGTGGTGATCCAACAACCCAGTACTGCAATGTCATCGTCGGATTCAATAACGAAATCTTCCGGTCGAACGGTGCAGGCCCAACTGGCATTAGCTAAGGAGTAAGGTATTATGGCTGTTAATCTCTCACAGATCAGAGACCTTCTCCTTCCAGGTCTCCGTGGCGTCGAAGGCAAGTACGAGATGATTCCATCTCAGTACGACAAGATGTTCACAAAGTACGATTCAAAAATGGCTCTCGAGCGTACCGCTGAAATGCGTTACCTCGGCCTTGCGCAGTTGAAGACCGAAGGTGGTCAGACTGCGTTTGATTCGGGTGCTGGTGAGCGTTTTGTCTACAACCAAGAGCACACTGAAATTGCTCTCGGTTACGCAATCACTCGCAAAGCGATCGACGATAACCTCTACAAGACTCAGTTCCAACCATCTAACCTCGGCCTTATGGAGTCATTTCATCAGACCAAGGAAATTTATGGAGCGAACGTTCTCAATACGGCAACGACCTACAATGCTTCTGTTGGTGGTGATGGTGTGGCACTCTGTTCCACGGCTCATCCGATCGATGGTAGCACAGTAGCGAACACTCCATCAACTCAGGTTGATCTTAACGAAGCAACGCTTTTGAACGCAATGATCGCGATTCGGACGAACTTCAAGGATCAGGCTGGCCTGAAGATTTTCGCTCGTGGTCGCAAGCTTATTGTACCAGCTCAGCTTGAGCCAGTTGCAATACGCTTGACAAAGACGGAACTGCGCCCAGGCACTGCAGACAACGACGTCAATGCTATCATGTCAACTTCCGGCGGTTTGCCAGAAGGTTACATGGTTAACGACTTCTTGACTTCGTCTTATGCTTGGTTCCTTCTTACCAACATTGCGGGTCTCTCGTATATGGAACGTGTTAAGTTTGAAACTGACATGCAGGTCGACTTCGTGACTGATAACCTTTTGGTTAAGGGCTACGAGCGTTATTCCTTCGGTTACTACAACTGGCGTTCGATCTTCGGCTCCTTCCCAACCTCGTAATCAACAGGAGACTGCAACATGGCTATTTCAGCATTCTCCGGTCCCGTAATCTCCTTTGGTCAGAACACCATTGGAAACGTGACGGATTACAACCCACAGCTTGGCCCATCCCTCTTTTGGGGTGGGGTAGGCCGAATTGACCCTCGTCCTAACTTCAACTACGTCCCAGGCCAAAACTTCGGTGCATTTACCGCTGGTTTTGCAACCTCGGATACACAGACCATCAGCGCCGCTCCTTACGCTCTTGGTTCTGCTGCGATTGCAGCAGCCGCAGCAACTACGGCCAATACGGCTATGACACTTGTTTCGACAAACTCGACGACAACAGGTGTTTCAGTCAACGCATCGTGCATCAACTACAATACTGGTGTAACGGCTACTGGCCTTTTGTTGCTTGATGGTTTCACATCCTTCACGGGTGTGGTGGCAAGTAGCATCCTGACAGCATCGTCCGTGACTGGGGCGATTACGATCGGGATGACACTGACTGGAACTGGCGTAAATTCTGGAACTACCGTGGTGAACCAACTTACTGGTCCTCCTGGTGGAGCCGGAACTTATACGGTTGCTGGGGACGACACTGTTGGTTCCACAACGATAACGGGACAAGCCGCCTTGGGGCCAAACGCTTTTGGTCAACCCTTCGGCGATACTAATTCCGTTTATCTCTGGAACCCACAGGCTCTTGTTGCTCGGGCGGTTAGTATTGTTCCAGTTTCTGGCACATCAACGGCGGCGGTTATCTTTACTGTTTCTGGTTACGACATTTATGGCGTACCAATGAGTGAAGCAATTACTGTCCCGACAAGCACGTCGACAGCTACCACGACCAACGGCAAAAAAGCATTTAAGTATATTGCTTCTGTGACACCTAACGTTACAAATGCAATTACTTATAGCGTTGGCACAACTGATATCTTTGGTCTCCCACTTCTCTCTAATTTCTTCAGCGATGTAGCCATAAACTACAACGCTGCTGCGATCACAGCGAATACGGGATATGTTGCGGCAGTGACCACAAGTCCTGCAACAACAACCACAGGTGATGTTCGTGGAACCTACGCCGTGCAATCAGCGACAGACGCAACAAAGAGGCTTGCCATTCGCCAGTTTGTTCTTCCAGCCAACATGGGTTCCACCACGGGCCTGTTTGGTGTAACTCAAGCATAAGGATTAGGGCCATGAAGGGTCGTAAAAATCGCGCTAGTGGCGGTGACGCCACATACAAAGAAGATAAGGCACCCAGCGATGTATACGCTGGCGCTTCGTCTAATGTAGTTAAGGAGGCTAAAGAGCGCAAGCATGGCGGTAAAACCGTTAAGATGCATGGCGCTATGGCTTCTCACCATATGGGCCGTAAGCCACGTAAGGCGGGTGGACGTACTGGTTCAAACATGAACCCACTCTCGTCTGCCGCTAGTGGAACGGCTCCAAAGGGTCGTTCTGGTCTTGAATGCTAAAAAGTTAGGGGGGCTTCGGCTCCCCTTTCTTTCATTAGGAGGTTCATATGACCGCTGCATGGACGCGCTCTGAAGGTAAATCACCCTCTGGTGGGCTTAATGAGCGTGGTAGATCTTCCGCCCGTGCCGAAGGTCACAACCTAAAAGCTCCGACCAAAGATGCGGACAATCCGCGTCATAAATCATTTTGTGAGCGCATGACTGGCATGAAGCGTAAAATGACAGGTGCTGCCACTGCCGCCGATCCTGATAGTAGGATCAATAAATCTCTCAGGAAATGGGGTTGCTAAAATGCGTTCTGTAAGAGTTGTTTGTGGTCCTTATACCGCACCAAGCGCAACAAATATTCGCACAGCCTCTTCCATCGCGGCGGCTGGAACAGTAACCCTGAATGGTTCTTTGGTCAGTAGCGGAACAGCTACGTTGGATCAGCCTCGGCGTGTATTGTTTACGTCAACAGGAAACGATAGCGGGATTACGTTTACCGTCACCGGAACGGACTGGAACAATATGCCAGCGAGCGAAGTTTTGACGGGGGCGAATGCAACGACAGCTTACACAGCTTATGATTTCAAAACGGTTACTTCGGTCGTGGCCTCTGGCGCGTCTGCGGGGAACGTAAGCATTGGCACAAACGCTGTTGCATCAAGCCGTCCAGTGTTTTTGGATACTTATGCCGACAGCAGCACTTATATCCAAGCTGATACTGGTGGGTCTGCCGCAATAACTTACACCATTCAGCTTTCCGGCGATAACCCAAACAATGCCCAACTTGGCATTGACGCTGAAAATTATGTAGATACGCGGTGGGTGAATTCAGGAACAGCAGCTTTGGTAAACGCGACAAGTGCTCAGAACGCCAACCAAGCAGGTGTTCCAAATATGATTCGTTGTTTAATCAGCAATGCTGGGTCGAATACATCTGCGTCTGTCCATGTTAACTTCAATCAATCTGGCATGGTTTCATTTTAATTTAAGGTGGGGCTGTTATGACTACATCCGGTACGTATGCATACAATCCTTCCCTTGGTGAATTGGTGCTTTATGCATATAACGTAGCGGGTGTTCGTAACACAGCGTTAGCCCAGGAGCATATGGAATCAGCCCGTATGGCGGCTAATCTTATGTTGTCTCGGTGGTCAAATCAGGGCGTTAATCTTTGGGCAGTTGATCTTATTACTACCCCTCTTCTTGAAGGGGTAACAACGTACAGCGTTGATGGAAGTACGGTCATGATTCTTGATGCGTACATTGAAACAACGTCCAGTGGTCAGCCGATTGACCGTATTATTATGCCAGTTAGCCGCACCGAGTATGCTTCTTATCCTAATAAGGAGCAGCAAGGATTTCCGACGGTGTTTTGGTTTGACCGTCTTATTAGTCCTACGGTAACAGTTTGGCCCGTTCCAAGTGCTGATGACACATATACATTAAAGTATTATCGAGTTCGTCAACTTCAAGACTCAAATTTTACTAGTGGCCAAACCGTAGAAGTTCCGTATCGTTGGCTCGAAGCTTTTGCGGATGGATTGGCGTTTAGACTGGCTAAAATATGGAATCCTCAAGCTGCCATTGGTCTAAAACCGATAGCTGACGAATCATATGCTATTGCTGCTGCTCAAGATGTAGAGAACGTAGCGATGTATATTAGTCCTCAGGTATCGGGGTATTTTAGATGAGGCCACACGGTCGGGCACAAGTAAGTGTTAGTAGTCCTCGTGCTTTTGGTATTTGCGATCGTTGTGGCCTTTTATATAATCACCAATCCCTTAGGTGGCAATATGATTGGGCAGGGGCTAATCTCATTAATAAAAAGATGTTGGTGTGTGCTCCATGCGAAGACATACCTCAAGAACAACTTAGGGCTATTATTTTACCTGCTGACCCTGTTCCTATTATTAATGCTCGCGTTGAAAGTTACGCTGACGACGAAACCGACTTTATAACGATTTCAGCAGAAACTGTTTATGATCCAGTAACTGGTATACCAATACCAACTACAACGAAAATTATTAATGAAGATGGCACTTTCCCAACTTCTCAGGTGGTCGGTCCACCAACAGGACTTGACCCAAACGCCGTGATGCCGTTAAATGGAGTAGTAGCGTATGGGGTTCGTTTGTACCCTTTGTCGGTAATTTCTACGGGAACGCGAACTGTTACTATGACATTTTCATCGGCTCACGGTTTGGTTGATAACGATCAAGTAGCCGTTCAGGGGTTGTCAAACGACAACGCAGATGGTTTTTATAGTGTTGCGGTTGGTTCGGCTACACAGTTCTCTTATCAAGCAAATGTTGACATCGCGGCGGACAGCTTGCTTCAGTCAACAACGCTCGTGAAAACTGCGCTCGTTGGCCTCCCATACAACTACGCTCAAATACCTCAGACGGGGATTTAATCATGGCCAATATTACCATCCCAAATCTCCCGCAAGCGGTCTCGATCGACGGCACTGAACAGCTTCTTGGGGTTCAGTCCGGCACTTCGAAGTCAATCACGACTGGCCAGATCGTCAGCCTTGCTGTCGGTAGC